CAAAGAAATTCAGGAAGCAAAGCTTTGGAAATATGGAACTGCAAACAAACTCAACCCAACATTAACCATCTTCGCATTGAAGAATTTTCACAATGCATCTGACAAAATACAACACGAAGTAACTGCAGTGCTTCCGGTACAAACCACATTCACTGTAAGGAAATGAGTGAAATAAAACAAATATCACTCTCCGAACCCCAGATATTCATTCTTGAATCAGGGAAGGAGATCAATTTGTTTGAGGCCGGAGTTGGATCAGGGAAGACTCACCTTGCCGGGATTATATCTTACAGGTTTGTGGAGCATTTCCCGCAGGTTAAAGGATTCATTGGAGCCAATACCTACGATCAGTTGAACACCTCCACACTATTCCGAATCAGGGAGGTGTGGAAGGAGTACTTTGGATTGTACGAAGATGTGCATTACGTTGTAGGAAAGCAACCTCCGGCACATTTCAAACAAGACAATCATAACTTTGATTCGTACAACAACATTATTTCGTTTGTCAACGGAGCAATTGTCTTTAAAGGCTCGCTTGAGAATGCCAAGAGCCATGACGGTAAAGAATTCGCCTGGGCTATATTGGATGAAACAAAGGATACCAGGGAGGAAGATGTGAAAGAAATTATTCTGGCCAGGTTGCGTGAGCAGGGTATCATTGTCAACGGAAAGCCATTTAACCCGTTATACATTACCACATCACCAGCCAAAGTGGAGTGGCTGAATAAGTGGTTCAATCTCGATGAGTACGAGCATGAGATATTAAAAAGCATTTTCTCTAAAACAGAATTTTTTAAAAAAGAGTTTAGTGATAAGTGCATCGCCATATCTTCAACATACCACAACGATGCAAACCTGCCGCCTGGATACATCGAAAAGATTTTAAATAACAACACCAAGGAGAATGCCGAAAGGTTGATCTATGCCAATCCATTCTCCCGCACCGGTGGAGAGTTCTATAGTTCGTTTAACAGGCAATCACATTCGGGAAATGTACCATACTTACCAGATGTAGCCGTACACCTCACTTTCGACCAGAATGTGGTACCATACGTTACAATGTGTTGTTGGCAGGTAATCAAGGACGGAAACATACTTGAATTGAGACAGTTTAACGAGTTCTGTTTGAGTAATCCTAAGAACTCTACCGAGAAGGTATGCGAAGAATTTAAAAGGAAATACGATGGCCTGGTTGAAAATATATTCTATTACGGTGACCCATCCGGGAAAAAACAAGACACCAGAGGAAAAGAAAATGATTATGATATCGTTCGTAGGGTACTCCGTAAAATGCTTAACAACTCATCCGATCGCACAACAAGGGCTTACCCGGGTGTGATAAAACGCAGAGACTTTATCAACAATATTTTTGATGGTAGGTATGAGGTTAAAATAATAATTGACCGCGATAATTGCCCCAACTCCATCACCGACTATGTTTACTTAAAGCAGGATCGCGATGGGAAGAAACTCAAAGAGATTGTAAAGGACAAAGTCACCGGGCAAAAATATGAGAAATACGGCCATACATCGGATGCCAATGATTATTTCATTACCAAATTATTAGAACCAGAGTTTGATCAATTCGACAATAGATGAAAACATTAATTGCAACAAAAATATTTATTAAAAGTGTGAATCTCAGGTTCAAAAGAGACTGGGCAAAACGTATGAATGTAAACAAATACGGTGGTCTGGCAAGCGATATAATGAATGACTATCGTGCTAAACACCCCAAAGCAACACATCGCATGGCCACCAGGCACGTGGAACGTGAATTGAAAAAAATAATGAAAAAGGATAAAGAACTTAAAAACTGAGACATTATGAAAACCATGTTTCTAATACTTTTCGGGCAAACCTTAGGTTTGATAAAATTTGCAGATGGAGATCCCGATCCCATCAGAATGAGGCTATACGATGTCGTGGCCAGAAACCTAACCCATAAGTGGTACAAAAGAACTGTTGAGAAAGCATCACTTTATGAGAAACTGATCACCGGTGAGGGAATGGACACGCTTCTTCGCAGGTTTACAAAAAGGGAAACAGAACCTCTTTTTAATCAGCGCAAAGAGATCACGCAGCACATTATACAGGCCGTATGCAAAAACCTGATGGACGTGAGCTACAAACTTCCAAGGTCAACATCCAAGATACGTGTGTTGACCTACAGCGGCGAAACTCCCGAGGATAAAGCCAAGAATCTTGAGGCCATTCTCAGAGAGTTCTGGGGTGATCAATCTATTGATGATTGGTTTGCCACACGGTTCATTGAACTGAACTATATGGACCCGAATACTTTCGTGGTGACTGAATTTGGCGAGTTTGATGCAAACAAAGAACATGCTCATCCATATCCGTTTGAAGTAACATCGTCAATGGCAGTCGACTATCAATATGTTAACAATGTATTGGAATACTTGATAGTTAAACAATCTATCGTTCTCAATGTTGACAACCAGGAGATCACCGAAGAGGAAATAAAAGGAAAGCCAGCGACAAAAAGGGAGAGAACTAAAACAGGTGAAAAATACCTCCTTTACAAAAAGGATGATTCTCTTGTACTCACCGAGATAATAGATAAAGACGTTATTTCAAAGTTTGCTCAGTCTGATGACCGGGTAGAAAAAGTAATTTTTGGTAAAAATTATGTCAGATTAAACCAAAAGGTATACGAAATACACGAGCCAAAACCATACAAGCTTGGTAGGGTACCTGCTTTCATGGTAGGGTACAATCGCGATCTTTATACCAAAGGCCAAACCTATCTGAATCCATTTGATGCGGCAATCCCATACATGAAGAAATCAATCAAAGTGAATTCAGAAATGGATTTGACAACAGCACTGATTGCATTTCCTCAAATGATCAGGTATGCCGAACCGTGTAAAAACGTTGACTGTATTGAAGGTACATTGCGTGATAGTGGCGAAGATTGTCCGGTTTGTGGTGGATCCGGAGTGCATATACCAACATCAGTCCAGGATGCGATTACCCTTAAAATGCCAAAAGAAAAGGAAAACATGATCGACCTGACAAAGTTAGTGGCCTATGTACACCCACCGGTTGAGGTCGTGAAATGGCAGGATGAGTATATCGAGAAGTTAACCCAGCGTTGTTATAAAACCATATACGGTTCAGAGGCCATCCTTAAGGCAAACATAACCACAACAGCGACCGAGAAAACACTCGATATCGAAAAGACCTATGACGCTTTATACCCGATGGCCGTTAAGCTGTCAAAGAGCTGGGTCTTGGCGGTCAAGCTTTGCGCTACCATTACCGATCTCAATAAAGATTTGGTTGTTTCATACTCGTTTGGGAAGGACTTCAAACTTAAGTCCAAGTCTGACTACCTGATTGAGCGAAAAGAAGCAAAGGATTCAGGGGCTGCAAGTGATGTGCTTAAAGAGATCGACAAGGAGATAATGAGACTGAGCTTTGTTGATAATCCGGAAGGTTACAATATTTACCAGATCAGGGAATCGTTTAACCCATTCTCCGGTAAGTCAAACGAGGAGATATTGATCCTGATCAATACGAACTTAACCACCCGGAGAAACAAAGTATTGTACTTACACCTTGGTGTTATATTCGACCAAATTGAAATGGAAACTCCAGGATTTTACAGGCTTGCAAAGAAAAAACAGCAAGAAATTATCAACAAAAAGTTAGATGAAATTATTGCCGAACTGGACAAAGAAACCGAAAGAACCCCATCAATACCAACAGGAGGATGAAAGTAGTAGAATTCCCACAGGCGAATTGTAAAATAGCCGAATCACAAGATGAATACCAAACCATCCCTGCATGGAAATCAAAGGACGGTAGAGTAATCGCCTTGTTTGAACTTGATGATGAAGACAAGAAACGCATTCTGGAGACAGGAGAAATATGGATCGATGTTCTGACATTCAACCAACAACTTCAACCATTTTTTATTCATACTGAAACACCATTTGAGGAATGATAACACATTTTGAGCACGCCTATGAAATAGGTGACATCGTATATCATGCCATTGAGGAAAATAAAAAGGGAATCGTTGTGGATATTTCTTATTCAGTAAAAAACAGAGATGTTAAATACCGTGTTGTATTTGGAGCTCAGGATAGCGATGATTCATGGTGTGAATCAATTGAATTAGCAAACTCACCAAATTTTAATTGATATGAACCAAAAAGCAATGGAAAAACAGGAAGCTCAATGGAGGGCTGAATCGGATGCCAGAACATTGGCAGAGGCCGAGCGAATAAAGATGGATGAAAAGAGGTTGAAGTCAGCTCAGAAAGCAGCTGAGGACATGGCCCAAGCAGCTAAAGCGGATGTTGATGCTTTCGAGCGCATTAAAGACCCAAAGAATCAAAGATGGGTTGACAATAAATAATCCGACATCATGTCGTATTCAATGGTAAATTAGGTAAATACCTTTGTAATGCTTTTTCAAATGACAGCAGTAGAAAGAATAAATGATTTAATAAAGCGAAAAGAACAGTTCATCGCTACCAAAGAAAGTCAATTGGGAAAGAAGGTTGTTGAACTACAACTTCGGCTCTTTGAAATCTTGATAACAGACCTACTTAGTAAACTAGAAACGGAAAATGGGTTGATATTGAACAATGTTAGTAACATTTCTCTGGTAATGGAAGTAGAAAAGGTATTCGATAACTTCTCCAGCCTATATCACAACGAAGTTATACAGTCACATGCAATTGAGTTGTTAAAGCTAACTTCATTGTCGGCTACTTACTATACCGATGGGCTTGGAATAGCAAAAAAGAGAATTGATAGAATCAAGAAGTCCGCCTCTTTCATTGAAAAAGCCATAGGTATCGACCGGGATGGTCAATTAATCAAAGGCTCATACCTGGATTCATTGTCCAGGTTGCCTGAGGTTAGAAGCCAGATTAAACAGCACTTTCTGGAAGGTGTGACGACAAGGCAACCGTTGAACAAGTTTACAAAAGGATTCAAAGAGTTGATTGTTGGTAATGAAAATGTTGAAGGAAGGCTTCAAAGATACTACAAGCAAAATGTTTACGATACATTTAATAATGTTGATGCAATTGTAAATCAGCATTTTGCCGAAAACTTGGAATTAAAGCATTTTTTATACCAAGGAACTTTAATTAAATCTTCAAGAGCTTTTTGTATCAAACGAGCAGGACATGTCTTTCATGTTGATGATACTAAGGATTGGAAAAACGATCCTGATTTAATTGATAAAAAAACAAAGGAAAGTTACATCCCCCTGATCGAAAGAGGTAGATATAATTGCAGGCATATTATTGCGTACATAAGTGAGGAGATTGCCACAGAATATTTTAGTTATAAACGAAATAAAGATCAAAATGTCTAAGCAAAAGCCATTCGAAACAACTATTCAAGCAATGTACAAACGCAAAGCAATAGATCAGTTATTGTTTGGATTTGTTCAGGGAGCTCAAGCAGCTCTTGAAACAATAAGTGCTGAGGAAGCAATTAGAATGTTTTACAAAACATATGGGTTAAATGAAGATGAATATCCTCAAAGGTCTGCAAGAAGAACTGTTGAACGTATGAAGAATGAATTCATCGAAATAATAAAATCATGAGTAAACTAAAATTAGTACACAAAGAAACCGGACAGGTAACAACTGTAACCGACCATGCTTATAACCTTTGGGACAAAAAGACAAAGAATGCATGGAAATTAGCTAACGAGCCCGAGGGAAACAAATCTCTGGATAAATCTAAGGAAGGTGTTCCATCCAAGTTTGAGAAAGCAAAAGCCAACGCCAAGCGATTGATCAGTGAAGGATCCTTCGATGCTGCAATAGAGGCCTATGAAAAAGCAAAGGAGCTTAACCCTAACGCAGCAGGCTGGTTGACAAGACAGATTAACGCTGTTATTGAGCTGAGGGATGCAAAACCTGCAGATAATGATAAACCAAATTCAAAAGAAGATGTCGAAAACCCTTAAAATCAGGAGCATTGCTTACCCTAGCAATATTCAGGCTGTGTCAGAAAAAACATGGGAGGCTATGAGAGCTAAAGGCTTGGCCTCCAGATTTGTGGTTATAGAGCAAACTCTTACACCAACCGACCCACCTCCGGAAGTGGAGGAAACATTGAAGAAAAAGAAAAGTAGTATTAATTAAAAATCCACAGAGATGGACTTCATAAAAATTATCATTGGGTTTTTGTCAAAAACCTTAAACATGACACCTGAGGAGGTTTCCGACCTTCTGTACAAGAAAACGGACAACCCAGACGAAAAAGCGTTCAAGGAAGATCTGTCCGATATACTGCTTAATGCAGATGCCGAGAGGGTAAAGGCCATCAAAAAGAGTTCTTCCATTGATGAGGAGGCTGAAAAGAAACTCCGGGACGAGGGTTACAAACGTGCTGAGAAAGAAGTAATGACCAAGTTTGAAGACAATCTCAGAAAAGAGTTTGGCTTAGCAAGTAAAAAGCAAGGCACAGAACTTGTTAAAGATGTCATTGCAGCTGCAACCAAAGCTGATGATTTGACCGATGAAAAGGTTAAGAAACATCCTTTGTATGTTAATCTCGAAACAACCAGCCAAAAAGCCATCGAAGAGCTTAAGACTGAGCATACAACTGCCCTCGAGAATATCAAACTTGAACAAAAACGTGAAAGCGTTCTTTCTTCTGTAAGGGGTTCGGCAAAAAATCTATTGGTATCATTAAATCCTGTCATTTCTGATAACGCCGTTGTTGCTTCAAATCGTGAAAAAGACTTCCTATCAAAGTTTGATGGGTACGATTACGAGCCTGCAGGTGATGATTTCATTTTGATCGACAGGTCAACAGGCAAACGCCTCGAAAACAAGCAAGGACACGCTATAAAGCTGTCTGAGCATGCAAAGGAACAGGCAAGCCTGTATTATGAGTTTAAAAAACAGAATCCAAAAGGTAGTCCTGGTGGAGGCGAAGGAGGTGTTCCTCCATCTGTAACTGTTCCAAAATCTCGTGATGAATATGATGATGCCATCATTAATGCCAAAACCGATGAGGAAAGGAGTGCTATTGCTCAAGCCTGGGAAGCAAGTAAGAAAGAGTAATAACCTTGTAAAAATTGTAAACATGAAAAAGTATTTTGTATTTATTATGATCTTTCTTGGATCATTTTTTACCGTACTCGGGGCGAGTATGGGTGTGTTGAAGCTCTATGCCGGTGATTTCACAAAGTCAGTTCTCGCAGACGTCCTCATTAAAATGGATAATATGTGGACTGATAATATGATTAAGCCTGATTTTGAAGCGAATGTTGAAGTGGTAAAAGCTGTGATGGCTGAACAAACCGCTAAAGTCACCGAACTGGAGGATCCTGAAAAGGATAGGGATGTGAAAATACACTGGATTAAGCCGGTTACCACGACACCTGGTGATATTGCAGATCAGTGTACTATTGGTGGTGCTGAATTGGAGAGCGATAATAAGACTTATGCTCTTGGATATGCAAAAACTACCGGATTCTCTGTGACCGAGGAAGTGCATCGAACAAACATGCTTGGCATGACTGACGTTATCGCTAAAGGATTCTTAATGAGAATGAAAGATTTGGATGAGCTTGTTGCCCAGACTTTAATTGCAAAAATTGAGGCATACAAAGGAACCAACCAGGTGACGGGTGGAAAGGGGACTGTGGTAGGTACCGAAACTTACATCGATCCTACCAGCTGGGATGCTAACCTGTTCGCATACTTGATCCGTGTGGGTATACTGAACAGGTTCAGTAATCCTTTCATCCTGTCTGGCTCTAACCTATATGACCAAGAGTTCAACGCGATCATGGAGGCCCTTAACGCCAATGGTAAGGGTGATGCTGCCAAGTTCAAGGCAATGCGTAAGTATTTCGACTTGTTCAACATCGATACCGTAAACACCCCTGACCTGAAAACCTACCTGATCAATCGTGGAGCTCTGGCCATGGCCTTTAAATCACGGTTTAAAGGAAAAATGGTTGAATATACTCACGGTGCCGATCAGAAGAGGTTCTCCATTCCATCAAGAAACCTCCCCGGTGTTGTTTACGATGTTCGGTATAACAATGAATGTACTGCAAATGATATCAAACACAACTGGTCGTTTGATACCCGTTTCGATATATTCAATAACCCGACATCAGTTGCAGCTCGTACAGGTGTTCTGTCGTTCATTAACGGTGAAGTGCCTGCATAAGCATATTATTTTTGTACAGATAAACCCTCTATCTCCCCGGTAGAGGGTTTTTTTGTCCCAAAAGTGTCATTGTTGTATCAATTATATTTTTGTAGATTTGGGGGCTGTTTAACCTTAAAATTTTTTGATTATGAAAAAGCTATTGTTGATTGCGTTTATCTTCTCACTGAGTAATGTTTATGCTCAAGATACGATT